GGGGTGTGATAGGGGGGTGGGGGGGGCGTGATGGGGGGGGGGATGTGACGATGAGAGAGAGAGGAGATGGTTCGCGATGGTAGGGATGTACGGAGATGGCGGCGTGTTGGAGGCGGGTTTGGCGGGAGGGTATGGGGTGTTTGGTGGGCGAGAGGTGGGAATGGATGGGGATGAGGAGGTGGAGGATGTTGAGGATGTGGGCGTTGGGATGGTTGAGTTGAAGTCTGTGAAGGTAGTGGAGCCGACGCGTGAGGAATTGATGGCTTTGTATTGGGAGGATGGGTTATCGTTGACGGAGATAAGCGAGCGTGTGGGTATGAGCCGGACGGCGGTTTACAATCGGATGAGGGGGTACGGGATAGGTTTTCGTGCGCGCGACCACAAGATACGTGGGAGAGCGAATTACATGCATCCAGAGAATGTTGCTGCGCGTGGAGGAGGTCCGTCGGCGAATCCGATGTATGGTCGTCGTCACAGTGAGGAGTCTCGGGCGAAGATGCGCGAGGCGTGGGCGCGGCGGAAGGCGCGGAAGCGAGGTGAGGGGTGATCAATGGGCGCGGGCGTGGTGAGTGCTGGGGTGGTTGTTGAGTAGTCGGTAAGTGGTTGGTGAGTGGTTGGGTGGTATCTGGAGGTGGTGCGTGTGTTGATGGATGGAATGGAGGTGCGTGGATGCCTATTTACGCGGATTCGAGCGACAGGGAGATATTTCGGGAGATAGGGTTGTACTTGGCGATGGTGCTTGGGTTTTGCTTGACGTTGTATTTTGGTTTGCTGTTGTTAGGGGTGATAGCATGGCCAGGTCGCGGGTAGAGGTTCGTGTTGTGAGGGCTACGGGGCGCGAGGGGTGGTGTTTGGGGTGGCAATTGGCGTCTATTTGGATGTACGAGACGGTATGTGGGGAGCACGTGATTTTGGGTCCGGAGACGGAGGTGTGTCACGTAATTCCGGAGGGGGGTGTATTGTGCGAGCGGTGTCGGCGTTTGGTTCAGAGGGCGACGGGTTTGCGTTTTGGTACGCGGCGTATGAGGAGGCGTGATGTGGTGCGTGGGGATGGAGGATCAGGGGGAGGGAGAGAGTGAGGAGTGAGTGGAGAGGGAGTTGGAGGAGAGGTGGGGTTGGAGGAGGATGAGGAGGGGCGGCGGGATGGGCGCGGAAGTGATGCGAGGAAGGGGAATAGCGGGCGGGGCGGGTTTTGAGGGGCGCGAAAGATTTCGATAGGAGTACGAGGAAGTCATGAAAATACCGGGATACTTGAGCCCCGAGGAGAAGCGGCGTCTTCTTGCTGAGGAGAAGGCGCGGGCGATAGCGTTGACGCCTGCTGGCCGTCCGGAGAAGAAGGCGATGGGAGATGTTTTGCGTCCGGCGACGGAGGACAGCAGTGGTCTTATTGACGGCGGGCCGATGGCAAAGATCATCGACAGGAGGTTCCCCGAAGGGACTATCGTCCGGGCGCGTTTTCAGTACCTCATGGGGACCTTCGGTGGCGAAGACGTGTCGCGGGAGGAGGAGTTGGACCGAATTGCGGAGTGGTTGGCAAAGCAGGGATATTTGCTGGGCCCGGATGATGTGAGGCGGTGGCATTCCTTGCGGATGCCGGATGGAGTGGATTGGGACGTTTTGCGGGAGAGTTGGGACGGGCGCATTGTCAGTGGGAGATCGTATCCATTTCCGGATGACGCGGAGGAGGACCTTTGCCGGCGCATTTTGGCTGAGGCCGTGCATATCATGAGCATTTGCACGGCGAGTCTTCGATACACGGATCTGTACGACGAAGACGGGAACCCGGTGAAGCAATTGTATACGTCGGAGGGGGTAGCGGTACCGGTGGGGGGCTTGAAGCCGAAGAATTTCGCGGACGTGAAGAGCGCGTGGCAGGTGGCGAGTGAATTGGCGCAACAGCAGGTGGACCGGTTGAAGAAGATCCTGGAGGGGGACGTAGCGCGGGAGAAGATGGTGGCGCAGGTGGCGGCGGAGGTATTGACGGCGATAAACCCGACGCCGGAGCAGATGGCGAGCTTACGGGAGATGATAGAGACGGGTCGTGTGGGCGCGGAGAGTGCGGAGAAGGAGGCGGAGATGGCGACGCGGATGCTTGCGGCGTCTAATCGTGCTACAGGGATGGCCATTGCTGGGGCTGAATCGGCTCAGGACGGGTTTTCAGAGGCGGAATGGGCTGAGGGTGCGGAGGACGATTTTCAAGCGCTCCTGGACCGCGAGCTGGCGGAATATGGGGACGCGGTGGTGGAGGAGGAGGAGGAGGACGTGGATGAGGAAGGGGAGGGGGACGAATGAGCGGCGACGAAGGCCGGCGAAAACGCAATTGGCCTGCCGGCGTTGGCGTGCACCGTTCGCTCCCGGACGATATGGCTGCGCGGGAAGGCGTGCGTCGGTCGCTTCCACATCTTGGAAATGCCGGGAAGGGCGTACATCGCGCATCCTTAGGCCATGCCGATATGAGACGCGGTGAATGCGAACTCTGGTCCGAACATCTTCGCCTCTATATGCTGCAACTCGCCGACCGCTTGCGGCGCGTCCGGGTCTGTTGTGGCGACTGGTCGCGCGTCACGGGACCGACGCCAACTATCAAAGTGGGCAATCCCACGGGCATATTCCTTGACCCACCCTATTCGCAAGAGGAACGTGACCCGCGTTGCTACATGATAGATAGGCCAGGCCTGGCGGAGGAATGCCTGCGGTGGTGCCTGGAGTATGGAGAAGACCCACGCCTGCGTATCGCACTTTGCGGGTACGCAGGCGAAGGGCATGAGGCCTTGGAGGAAGCCGGCTGGTCCGTCTTCGAATGGAAGGCCAATGGCGGATATTCGAATCGGCGGAAGTCCAGCACCAATGCAAATAAGCACCGGGAGCGCATTTGGTTTTCGCCACATTGTTTGCCAGCGGAAGATACGGAGGCCGCGCCGATGGAGGCGGTTGAACGCCAAGCGTTGCTGATAGACTGGGACGAGTAACGGGATAGAGTGCTCCGCGATGGCGTACAACCGGCGGAGGAGCCAATAGGTGCGGTGACCATGGCCATCTTTACGCAATCCCGACAAGGCATCCGCGTTTCTAGGCCTTGATTCCGTCGATATGCCCATGGCGATATCATCATGCCCGCGACACTGCGCAAGACGAAAATCTCACCGGAACAGCCCCGTTTCCGCGCAAAGCCCTGGCAGCGACGCTCTTGGAATGCCGATAATCTCACGCCCTTGCAGCGCGAATTGCTCGAAGATATCGCCCGCGCTACTGGGCAGGCGCAGGAAACCTTGCCAAGCCGCACTACCTACCGGCGCTGGAAGAAATCCATGCGCCTGCCTGGGCGTCCTGGCATATTTCGGAGGATGCGGTCCCTCGGCTATGGCTCCATGGATATCTACTGGGCTATCGAGGAGCTTCTCGGAAAGGTATTCCGGGAGGCCCTCATCGTGGAGGTCCCTTTGTTTCTGGGGAAGCGGATTCACAAGGTCCATCCCGCCGTCGCGAAGGTTGACTATCTCCTGACCCCAGCGGGAAAGAATATCGTGCGCCAAGTGGTTCCCAAGGAGGTTATCTCTCCCAAGCACCTGCGCAGCCGCAGGACCCGCAGAAAGCGCGCGTACTTCCGAAGCAAAATCGCCGCGCGGCGCATTATCGGGGCCGCCGTACTCAAGGAGACCCCCATGGAGATGCAGAAACAAGCCGCACCGGCCAACCCAAGGACCCTTGCGGCTGCCTTGCTTGCCGCCACCGACTATGTCGAAAAGCAGCATATCGTCACCGTCTTGCGGGATGCCGCCGAGAAGGACCCCGTGGAATGGTGCCGACAGGTCAAGTGGAAGGTGGAGACCAAGGACAAGGGCATCCAGGTCTTTCAACCGTGGCCACATCAGAAGGCCATCATGCGCATGTTCGCGGACAGCAAGAGCGCGGTCATCCCGAAGTCGCGCCAGACCGGTGTCACCACCTGCATTATGTCCGCCGCCGCCTGGGGGCTGCTGTTCCGCAAGCCACTGCACATGCACGTCGTCGCCAACAAGGAAGAGGTGGCCGTCGAAAGCTGCCTCAACATCGCTAAACTCGGCCTGGAACTGGCCGAACTGCCCGTGGAGATCCGTCGCAAGCTCTCCCTCGGCGGCAAGTTCACCACACACATCAGATTTGAGGGGCCTGAGGCCCGCAACTACATCCGCGCCCATGCCTGCACCCCGGACGTCGGGCGGTCCTTCGCCGGGAACACGGTGCTCATGGAAGAGGTCGCCTATATGCAGTGGGCCCGCGAAGCCTACCTCGGCCTCGGGTCAATGATCGAAGACGGTTCCGCTTGCGCTTGGTTGGTCAGCACCTACAATGGCGAGGGCGACTTCTTCTGCGAAATGGTGGACAATGGGCCGGCCATGGGCTTTGAGGTTATTCCCATCGACTGGCGTGCTCGTCCAGGACGTGATGAGGAGTGGAAAATACGAACCATCGCGAAACTCGGGGAGGAAGGCTTTGCTCAGGAACACGGCCTCATGCGGGTTTCTCCCGGAGAGGCCCAATTGGACTTCGCGGCCTTGGAGAAGTTCGCCGCGAGAACCGAGTGGATCGGCGGTCAGCCAATCCCCGGCCACGTCTACTCCAAGGGCATCGACCAGTCCTCCATCGGCCCGGACAAGACGGTCTGCTGCGTCATCGATATAAGCGTGCGGCCACGCCAGGTGGTCGCCCTCCTCATTTTCAAGCCGAAAGCCGTACGCAAGGGCAGCGATGACGCCGTGCGCGACCAGCAGAAGATGGACTGGATCGGCGAAATAGACGAAAAGTGGCCCGGTCCGACATTCATCGACGGAACCAATGAGAAGGCCGTCGCCCTCATGGCGCCCATAAAGAAGCGGTTCCCCGTGTCCTTCGCCGGCGGCAGCGTTTCCCTCCAGTTCTCGAAGAAGTACGACAAAATCGACAAGCAGTGGTGGATCATCGCCCCGCGCCCCCTGCTCGTGGACCACGGCGTGAGCAACGTGAACTTCGGAACGACGGTTGTGCATCCCGCCCATTTTAGTGTACTCTCGGAAGGGCTAGCGTCCATCAAGAAGGGCGTGAGCAAGCGCCACGGGCGCAACCCGGACGAGACGGACGCTTTCCTGCTTGCGAACATCCCGATCAAGCCTAAGAAGCTCCGCACCACGGGGGAAAGCAATGTTGTGGAGTCTATCCCCCAATCCGAAGCCCTGCGCGGCTTGCGCGGGCAGCCTGGGAAACGGAGGGTCTTCTAATGCTGAGGTTCCCGTGGCAGCAGAAGCGCCCCACACAGACAACCGCCCGCAAGGGCCAGGATGCTGCGTCCGCCGCGCCCACCCCGAAGAAGCGCCTTCCCCTGGAACTGGCAGCCGTGGGCATCCCGCGAATACCGTCCGCCGATGGAATACTGGCCGCCGCCGATGTCCAAACCCGTGGGGACGGGCATTACGCGGAACTTGGCGTCTCCGGGCTGACCGTGCGCAATGGCAAGGTGTATGAAGACTACAATGTTGACCTGATGAGCCTGTCAGAGCGCATGGCGCGTTTTGAGGAGATGCGCCGCAGCGATACAGCCGTCGCCACCATCGAAAATCTCCTCTCCTTGCTAATCCGTCGAGCCTCTTGGACTGTTGTTCCAGGCAAGGATGACACGACCAAGCGCGGCAAGAAGATTGCCGACCGCATCCAGACGAATTTGATGGAGGAATTGTCCCACTCTTGGGATGACTTTCTCCGGCAAGTGGTCCTTGGCCCCATCTATGGCTTCAGCATCTTTGAGCAAGTTTGGGAGACAAAGTTGGACGGGATTACGGGATGGCGCAAGTTTGCCGACCGTGACCGCAGAACCGTCGACCGATGGATATTCGACTCCACCGGCGGGCTTCAGGGATGGGTGTGCAAGGGATACAAGTTGAGCGACCGCTCGCAAATGGTGAACGTCGAAATACCCATCGAAAAGACCCTTCTCTTCACTTGGCGCGAGGAAGCGGGCAACCCAGAAGGCATCGGACTATTGCGGCAAGCGTGGAAAGCGTGGAGCTATAAGCAGGCCTTTGAGGAGTTCGCGGCCATCCGCATCGAGCGTCAAGCTCTGTCCATCCCCGTTGCAAAGCAACCGGAGGATGAGGACCGTCCAGCCAGTGAATTGCGGGCCATGGCGCAAACTCTGGCTCGTCTGCGGGTGAATGAAGATGCCGGCATTGTCCTGCCGCCAGGGTGGGAACTGACCTTTGAATGGCCAGGGACCGCCGACGTGCCTTTTGAAAGTCATATCGAACGCCAACACCAATACATCCTCCAGACCATGCTCGCCCAATTCATCGGGTATTCGCAAGGCGGCGACAGGGGGAGCTTTGGGCTCTCAGCCGACGCGAGCAGTCTCTTCCTCCATGCCATCGTTGCCATGGCCGACTGGGTTTGCCAATACTTCAACCGGTACGCCATCGCGCGCTGGATGGAGTACAACTTCCCGAATCACTATCCCCATCCGGAATTGACCCACGGGCCCATCGGGATGCGGGACATCGGCGAGTGGGGCAACATGATCCGCGCCCTGTTCGACCTGCAGGTGCTCGTGCCTCGCAAGCTCCTGGACCACGCACTGCAGGAAGCCGGGATGCCGGGTCTTGACGATGAGGACTGGGCGCAGATGGAGAAGATGCGGGCGCAGATGAAAGGCAATGGCGGAGAGGCTGAAGCAATGTCCGAGGAGGAAGGAGTGGAGAAAGCTGATGGCGCTGGGGACGCGGAGGAAGCATAGGTCGCTGGAGCAGGTAATGAGGGACCACTATCTGGCCCTAGGCATGCTGCTGCTTGCGGTGCTGTTTATTTTCGCCTTTGCCTGGGTCCCGAAAGCAATGTGGGAATCGTTGGACAAACTGGCAAAGTAAACGACAGGAGGACAAGGACATGCGACAGAAGATGGCACTGCTGTGGTTTGTTGTGTTCGCGGCCTGTGCGCAAGCATCACCGGGTGACATCGAGGCGCGTGGGTATCTTCCACTCGCGCCGGACCCCGCTCTGGAGATCGGTGGCGGCATTGCGATTGAAGTGGCCGAAATTGACCCAAGCTGGCCGTTCATCGGCGCGTTGTTCCCAGGACATGGTGTCTTCGCCGATGTCTTGTATATCGGCGGCCAAGGCCATCTTGGTGTCAGCGGTAGCCTCAAACCGATGGCGCGGGACAATGGTTTGAGGGTATTCGGTTCGGTGTGGTGGGAGGGAGACGCTAGTTGGACCTGCGGCTTGTCTCAGGTGGTGAGGGTTTGGTGACCCCACCCATTTGCCGCTCATGCCCTATCCGCGTCAAGGAACAACGCCTATTCGGGACGCGTTATCGCTGTGGCATTCATGGGCTCTATATCGACCTATCCGCGCCCTGCACGCTCAATTACGCCGAGGTCGCCATTGCCAAGCAATTCCTTGCGCGCATCCTGGCATCGCTGACGTCGGACGAAAGGAAGCCTTGACAAGCGCCTGGCCACTGGCTAAGATACCAATGGCACCTCACCTCACCGCATGGGTTGCCTCCGTCCCTACGAGGCGCGGTTATGGCCCCGCGCCTCCTCCTATAAAAACCGCCCGGTAATACCATCCGGGCGTTGCCTTTTTTGCAGGCCATACTTGACAGACAATCCCCAACGTGGTACAAGCCTTACGGGCGCTCACGAGGTTTTACGCGCCGCCCTCCTGGGAAACCATGCGTAAGCCGCTCCAATCTACGGTCCTCTTCGCGAAACCCGGCGGCGATGCCCAGGCCTTTGCGCTTGCCTCTTTCGACCTGGCAAGCGCGGGCGACGACGGCCTCATCTGGCACCCCTTGATCTACCCCGGCGTCTGGGAACACCCCGCTTTCGGCGTCTTTGAAGTCACCCATGACGACATCGCCCTCATGCTCGCCGCCTTCGAGGATGGCGTTCCCACCGCACTTGGCATCCCCATTGACGAACGCAATGACCATCTCCCTAATCCCGAAGGAGCCTATGGCTGGATTCGGGCGCTGGAAATCCGGGACGTGGATGGATATAAAGGCGTCCTGTGTTGCGGCGTGGAGTATACGGAACTTGGCAAGGCGAAGATTGCCAGCCGAGAGCTTCCCTTCATCTCCGCGCATTTCCAGATAAGCGATGCGGAGGACGTGGTGTATAAGGGTCATGCGACGCTTATCAAGGGGGCCGCGCTTACGAGCAGGCCTTTCTTTTGGCAACAGCCCGAAATGCAAATTGCGGCGAGCGCCTACAATTTGCGGGAACAAGAGCAGGACAATGAAGAGGGCGGCGCGTCTGCCCAATCGACTGGAGGTGCGTCAACCATGACGGAAGCCCAGGCACGGGCGCAAGTGGAGGAAGCCCTCGGCACTGTTCTGACTGACGAGGAATGGGCAAAGATTTCCGAGGGTCGCACATTCGCCGAGGAAACGGATGAAACAAAGACCGAAGCAGACGCCCAGGAGGAGCAGGTGGATGCCGAGGCCGAGGCCGAAACTGTAGCGGCTGAAACATCCGCCGAGTCGGTCGAAGAAGCCGCCGCAGAGGAGTCCAGCGACCAGGCGGAGGTTGGTGATATCGAAGCCAGCGCCGCGCCGCCCACCGAAGACCTCCTCGCTGAACTGGCCGAACTGAAGCGGAAAATCGCGGAACTCGAAGGCAGCAAGGAAGTCGCCGCATCCGCCATCGCGGAGCTTGAGACCTTCCGCAAGCACGCCCGCGAGGAAGACGAGCGCCGCACCCGCGAGATGCTGCGCGCCATTCCCATCGACGGGGGCCGCAAGGAGATCACTGCATCCGCCGTGGACGTACTCACCAACCTCGCCATGAACCCCTGCGCGGAAACCGCTCAGGCGGTCATCGACCATGTGAAGCAGTTTGGCGGCATTCAGACGTTCCAGCGCGGCGAAATCGCCACTGCTGGCTTCGACCCCACCGCAGACCCGGCTGTGCAGGTGGCGGCCCTCCCGGTAGCGGCGGACACAAAGGCCAAAATCCTTGAGAAGCACCGTTCCACGGGCACCCCCGTGCAGGATTTGTATCGGCAGCACCTGGCTGAACTCAACAACAAGTAGTCAACATGAGCCGGGGAACCGGCAATCCTCAAGGGGTGACAAACGATGGCGTTGGAACTCGTAACCGACATCAACCTGATTGGCGATGTGGACGAAAGTGGAGTGGCTAGTGTAGCCATTTCCGCCCCATGCATGGTGCGAAGCCAGAGTGGGGCCGTAACGCCTGCGCTCGCGGCGGTGGCAGGGCAAGTGGTGCCCTGCACGGGCTTTGCTCCATTCGCCGCCGGAGCCGGTGAAGCCGTAACCGTCGTGCGCGAGGGAAAGGTTCGTGGCGCATCCGGTTTGACACCCGGGACCCCCGTATACCTGGGCGAAACCGCAGGAGCTGTGCAGGACGCCGCGCCCACAGGGACCGGCAAGGTGGTCCAGATTGTCGGCATCGCTATCTCGGCGACCGAATTCATGCTGGACATCGCACCGACCTACACTACCCTGTAGGCAATTTGCCCCCACGGGGGAAAGGAGAATATCCCGATGGCAGACGGCATTCTCAATACCGCGCAAATCATGGATATCTTGACCGAGATGAAGGTCGCGGTATCCCAGTACAACGAGGAAGACCGGCAATGGGACAACTTGCTCTGCGAACGAACCCATAAGGAAAAGGTGCGGGTTCCACAGCGGAGCATGTCTTATCGTCCCATCGGTGAAGGCGGAACGCCCGCGCGCCAGCGCATTGACTATCAGGAGATCAGTCTCCCCACGCCAATGCGCTATGGCTTGGGTTCCGCCGTGACCCAGCAGGCTGTGGAAGATGGCATTGACAGGCAGACCATCGAACTCAATCACCGTGAAGCTTTGGCGGCTGACCAGCGATGGGTTACGAAGGTCGTCATGCGCGCCATGCTGCTTGATGGCGGCTGGTGGGACGGGGCCGCGACCCCGCCCCCGTGGAAGGAAAATACCTTCCTATCGACCCACGACCACTATCTCGCCTACAATGTGTCAGGGGTGCCCGCGCTTGCGCATTTTACGCGCATGCGCCGGCATATCCTGGAGCATGGCTTTGGTGCGAACGGCGTGGTTTGCGCGATTAATGGCGACCTCGCCGAAGCGATTACCAATATCGCGGAATGGGCGACCGCGCCCAGCCCCATGGCGACGAGCACCATGGATAGCTTGCAGCGCCTGGGTCTGACGCCATCGTTCATGGCCGGTGGCATGATTGTCGTGGAAAGCGACTGGGTTCCCGATAATTACGCCGTCGCCTGGGCTGTCGGCGAGAAACCCCTGCATTGGCGCATGCCCCTTGGCTTGCCACTCAATGCGGGCGTGTTGACATGGGAAGAGTCTCCGAATGTACGGACAATGGAGAGCTTCGACTATGTGCGCCGCGGATCATGCGCGGTAACACTGCGCGGCGCGGGTTGTGCCTGTTACTTTGGCGGTGCGGCATGGGTCGACCCGACCATCAGCCTGACCGCGTAAGCCGTGCGGTGAATGTCGATACCGAGGGAGCCGTGAGACCCAATGGCATGTCAGAGTGTGTATGGGATGGTTGACGGGTCCGGCAATGGCGGCGCCTTGTCAATTCCGGCGGGTCTCACGACATACCTTTACCCCGATGGGAACGTCACCCGGCCGATTGCCTGGGAAACCGCGCGCTTCGTGCTGCTCGTATCTGCCCCCTACGGTGGCTCCGCGCCCGGTGCCATGACCTTCAGCGTCCAGAAGACCCACGACCTCGCCACCTGGTTCAATGTGACGGTGCGCAACATCAGCGAAGCCTACAACGGGGTGACCGACAACTCCATGGCTTCGGACACGATCCAGGTGGACGCCGTGGTCGCGACGGGCGTGACTCAGGAAATCGCCATCGGTCTGCGTGAACCAGCGCCCTTCACGCGCCTTGTCGTCACAAACACCGGCACTACTAACGTAGAAATCGAAGCCTGGTTGTATACTACTGGATAGGAAAGGAAAAACCATGGAACAGACCCAAGTCGCGAAGGTCATGAAAATCCCAGGCGGGAAAACACCGGCCCCTGACCAGGTGTGCTTCTTCAAAGACAGCGATGACCGCGTCGGCATGACGTTTGACGATGGGATGGCGTATATCAAGTCCTTGGGAAATCGGGCGAATCATCTGCTTCGCGTGAAGGGTGACGAGAGCTACATGTACGCCCGCGAGAGCGCCAAGGCGGTTTATACTGTGGCGCGCAAGCGCGGCGCGGCGGCTCTGGCCAAGGAGCCGATGAACATCGAGGACGAGATTCTCAAGGCCCGCGCAGCGGCTGGCTTCACCGGCGTCGAGGTGGAAACGCCTCCTCAGGATGATGAGGTCGACTTCGATGCCGTCATCTCCGAGGACGCCGCACCGAAGTAGGGCCCGCGACTGCTTGTAGGAAAGGAGAGAGCCGTGGGCAACTACTGCAATTGGTCAGACGTCTACGGTCACCTGGACAAGCAGGCATACCAGGACCCAGATATCGCCCGGATGGAAGCCGAGATCAGGGACGCAGAGGCTCGTTTCGACGGGGCTCTGCGTTTCCGCTATGACCTTCCCTTCAGCCAATCGGTGAACCCCGAAGCCTATGCGATGGCGAAGATTGTGGTCTCCAAGCGGGCGGCGGCTCAGTATATTCGCTGGGACGCGCAAGTGCAGGGAAAGACCACGAATCTATGGTTCGCCGATCAATTGGCAAAGGATGCCGATGAGCTGCAGAAGATGTTTACCTTGCGGCAGGTGCCTGAGGTAGAAGTCGCCGATGCCGATGACCCGGTGTCTTACGTACCTGTCGAGGCATCGGTCGTCAATGAGAGCGCCCCTTCCGCGTTGTTCAAGCGGGCGAATATCACAAGTGGAAACCCCAGTCATTGGTAGAAGGAGGCGAGACCATGCCGTCGGTAAGAGCGCGTCTTCAGATGGACAAGAAGGCCATCTGCTCCATCGGCATGGCGGCCTACCTAGGGGAACCCAATGACGACCCGGCAACCGTGTATGGGCGAACTGGAGACCTCGGACCCGCATGGGACGGCGTATTGAATGTCATCTTCGCGAGTAACGAGGAGACTTGGGAGAAAGAAGGGGAAAAGCCTGGCTTCCTTTCTTGGGAATCCGACTATGATTATGGGCGTCACGAACCCTACTGGCAATGGAAAGTTGACGCGGTGGGCCATGCACGGCTGATGGATTTGACGGGGTACATGCGGGCACAGATGACCGGAAAGACGGGCGACCACTGGGAATACCGAGGCCGCCAGCATATGGAGATGGGGTCGCGCAACCCCACGGCACCGGGTGAAGGCTTCGCGGGCGAACATGGCATCAACCTTTTAGATCCGCGCGGCGATGATATCACGGGGCACCAAGCTTACGCCGAC